AAGGGCGCATGTCCTAAGGGGAGCAGCCGCGGACGAAACTGGCTCATTTGCGGAACGGCTGTTCGCCGTCCCGCCTCCATCGGCGCGCTAGGAACCCCCGAGGAACCCCCGAGGATATCCACGCATCGGTTTGCACCGCGTAATACGCGATCTGTAGGCTGGTAGCTATGAAAGGCCGCCCGCCAACGCCGAAACACATCCTCGCTCTGCGAGGTTCCAAGCACGCCAAGAACCGCGAGGAACTCGGCGCTGCCCCGGCTGCCCCGATCACCGCGCCCGAGTGGCTGAAGCCTCGAGCGCAGGAGATTTTCGGCCGGGTTGTCGCGTGGCTCGAGGGTATGGGCACCCTGGCTGAGAGTGACGAGCACGTCATCACCCGCTACTCGACGACATATGTCATGTGGGAGTATGCCAGCCAGCAACTCCAGGCGATGGATTCGTGCTACGTCGAGGTCTTAGCCCCCGACGGGTCGATCCGCTTCTCTCGCCCAGTAGCGATGGCGATGCAGGCGAAGGAATGCGGCGAAGCTCTTCGCCATCTCGAGACTGTCCTGGGCCTTACCCCCGGCGACCGCACCCGCCTCGGCTACGGAGCGGTGAAGGTCGTCGTCGATCCGATGGATGCTCTTCTCGCAAAACGTGGTTGATATCCGCGAGTTCATCGGCCTACTTCAGCACAGTCGAGGCGACTTTGCCGGGAAGCCATTCGTCCTCGAGCGCTGGCAGGACGAATACCTTGACAAGCTCTTCAATACGAAGAAGCCCGACGGCCTCCGACAATATCGAACCAGTCTGCTCGCGATAAGTCGCAAGAATGGTAAGTCGGCGATGGCCGCCGCAATCGGGCTTTATATGCTCTGCTGCGACGACGTGGGGGCCGAGGTGATCGTCGCGGCCGGCGACCGCTCGCAGGCGGCTCTATTGCATACCGCGGCGAAACAGTTCGTCGAATCGTGTCCGTCGCTGGCGAAGAGGTGCAAGGTCTACAGGAATAGCATCGTCCTGCCCGAGAGGAATGCGACGATGATCTGCATCTCGAGCGAGGCCGGCACCAAGCACGGCTACAACCCAAGCTGTGTGCTGGTCGATGAATATCACGTCTTCCCAGACCGTGAGCTAGTCGATGTCCTAGAGACGGGAACCGGCTCCAGGAGCCAGCCGCTGACCCTTTACATAACGACAGCCGGCACCGATATGCTCGGCCCGTGCTACAAGGACTGGCAGCGGGCTGAGAAGATTCGCGACGGCGTGCTCAAAGATGACTCGTTCCTGCCGTGCATATTTGCGGCCGACCCGGATGATGACCCCTTTGTGGAATCCACTTGGAAAAAAGCGAATCCGAACTACGGAATCACGCTAAAACCCGAGTATTTCGAGCAATTCGCCCAGAAAGCGAAGGACTCGCCGGCTGACGAGATCGTCTTCCGAACGCTCCACTTGAACCAGTGGCAGAAGTCGGAGACGAAGTGGATTCGCCACGGTGCCTGGGACGCCAACAACGGGCCGCTTCGGGAGACTGCTGGCCGCCCCTGCTGGTGCGGCGTCGATCTTGCAAGCACGTTCGACACGACCGCGTTCGTCGCCGTCTGGCCGATGGCCGAGCCGGATGGCACCTTGACCTATGACGTTCACGCCAAGTTCTTCATCCCCGAGGAGAACGCGCAGAAGCGGTCGAAGGAAGACCGGGTGCCGTATCAAGCCTGGGCCGATGCGGGATATGTTAAATTAACAGAAGGCGATATTACGGACTATGACGCTGTTCGGGACTACATTCTCTCGTTTTGCGAGAAGAATTCCGTTCGGGCTGTAGCCATTGATCGCTGGAACGCCGTTCACTTGACGACCCAACTCATAGGAGAAGGGATTGAAGTGAAGCCGTTCGGACAAGGTTTTGCGAGCATGAGTTCGCCCTCGAAGCTGCTTGAAACGGCCACGATTAGTAAGCGAATCCGGCACGCGGGCAACCCGACCCTCGCGTGGCAGATGTCGAATGTGCAGATCAAGATCGACGATGCGGCGAACATCAAACCGACGAAGAAGCATTCTCACTCGACGGCCCGTATTGACGGGGTTGTGGCCCTAATCATGGCTCTGGGCCTCGCGAGCGGCGAGAACCACGGCACTTCTGACGAACCCACCCTCATGGTGCTCTAGCCGTGGATAAAGTTGACGAAGAAGTCTCCGATCTGATTGAGCTTCGCGACGGCTATTCCCGCATATTCGAGGAAATCAAGGACACTCGGCGAACCGCGTCGGGCGTCAGCGTCTCGCCTGAGACGAGCCTCCAGTGCGTGGCCGTATTGGCCTGCGTCAGAGTGCTCGCCGAATCGTTGGCGTCGTTGCCAATGAACGTCTACCGCCGGCTCCCCGGCGGCGGCAAGGAGATCGCCGACGAGCAGCATCTGCATGAGGTTCTCTGCCACCAGCCAAATTCGTGGATGACGGGGTTCGAGTTCCGGGAATTAATGCAGTCTTGGCTTTTGCTTTGGGGTAACGCATATGCGTACATCAAGGGCGGCCGGCAGGGCGGGGTGAGCGAGCTTATCCCCCTGCATCCCTCGCGGATGGAATGCAAGCGGCTCACAAACGGCAAGCTCCGATATTATTACACCGAGCCGACGACGCCGTTCCAGCCCCAGGTTCAAGTCACCGAGTATCGTCAGGACGAGATTTTTCATCTTCGCTGGCTCTCTAGCGACGGGGTGACAGGGTTTGTACCAACTACCCTATCTCGAGACGCCATCGGGCTGGCTCGGGCCACCGAACTGCACTCTGGCGCATTCTTCGGCAACAACGGAATGCCTGGAACCTACATCGAAACCGACCAACCGCATAAGCCCGAGGTGCTCGCCCGGTTCAAGGAACAGTGGAATGACGCTCATCAGGGGCCGATGAATTCTTTCAAAACTGTTGTCATGCCCTTCGGATTTCACCGGAAGCAAATCGAGCAGCGCAACGATACTTCCATGCTGATTGAGACTCGGCGCTACCAAGTCGAAGAGGTGGCACGGTGCTACCGTGTGCCACCTCATTTGGTAGGAGACTTGTCCAACGTGCGTTTTTCGACGGTCGAGCAGTCGGCTATCGACTTCGTCACCTTCTCGCTGATCCCGTGGTGCCGCCGATGGGAATCGGCCTGCCGCCGCGATCTCGTCGTTGACGACAAGCAGTATTTCGTCCAGTTCGACACGAACGCCTTGATGGCCGGCGACTACGCTGCCCGCAGCCAGTTCATCCGCGAGATGGCGAACCTCGGCGCACTCGACGTGGACGAGATTCGCGCCCAGATCGGCTACAACCCGCTCCCCGACGGCATGGGCAAGAAGCGATTCATTCAGGTGAATATGCAATTGCTTGATGCGTTCACGATGGAGAACCCGAACGGGCAGAAACCGCAGCCCGAGGCCGCCCCTTCCCAGGAATCGCCGGAAGAAGAGGACGAAGAGGACGACGACGAGGTCGAGCCTCCCGAAAACGACTCCGATGCCGCCGAGGAGCAGGACGCCAGGGCGATTGCGGGGGCCGAAGTTGTCTTCAAAACGACGCTTCGACGCCTCGCCGGGGTCGAAGCAGACGGCGTGCTCGAGCGCCGCAACAAGCCAGAGAAGATGGCGGCGTGGCTAGACACGATGGCTGCCCGCATTCGCGAAGAACTTCGCGAATCTGCCCAGGCTACCGGCAGAGATATCGATCAGTTTGCGTCGAATTGGGCAGCCCGGTCGCGTGAACTCCTCTTGGAGTGCCACCGCAGCGGGCAGAAGTACGAAATTGCCACAGAAGGATGGTGCGATAAGCACCTCTAATCATGTCAAATATCGGCGAGATCGAGCGTAGAACCATGCTTTCTGAGGCTCAAATCGAGCTTCGGGACACCGAAAACGGCGATAAAAAGGCCGTAATTACGGGCTATGGGGCCGTATTTAACTCAGAAAGTAGGAATTTGGGTGGGTTTGTGGAGACAATCCACCCCTCCGCGTTCGATAACGTGCTCTCGTCGAATCCCGACGTGATCGGCGTGTTCAATCACGACCGAAACCTACTGCTGGGACGTACCACAAATGGTACGTTGAAACTGACCACTGACGCCTACGGTCTGCGTTACGAAATCACTCCCAACACGAACACAAGCATAGGAAGAGACACTGTTGAGTGGGTAAAAGATCGTACTGTCGTGGGCAGCAGCTTCGCGTTCGCGATTTCTAAGGACTCCGGCGACTCTTGGTCTACCGATGAGCGCGGAATGCGTCGTCGCGAGGTCAGAAACATCGCCCTGCTCGAGGATGTCGGCCCCGTGGCCCGGCCCGCGTATGACTCGTCGAGCGTCGTCGTCAGTCGGCGAGCCATTGAGCTTGCTATGGGTGACAAGAATCGCCCGCGGCAGACGATGGCGAACGCTGCCAAGCGTGGCCTCAAGCTCGCCGAACGCAATGAAGGCATCGACGGCGTGTTGGTCGGCATTGCCCAGCGGCTGGTCGCCCGCGAGGTCGTCAGCGTCGAAGAAATCGCGTATCTCTCGACCGTCTACGAACGCTGCTTGGCGGCGAAGACCCTCGGCTGGTCGGGAACTGTCGCCTGGGTGGAGTGGCAGCTTGCCGGCGGCGACACCGGGCAGAAGTGGGTGGCTCGACGAGCCGCCCCCCAGGAGATCGAAGAGCGTGCCGTGAGCCTTGTGCCGAGTGAGGGCATGGCATCATGCGCCCGCAACGGGCTGAAGCTCCACGAAGAAGGCCGATCTGGCGACGGACTCAAGCCTGAGACTGTTTCGCGTGCAAAGCGGATCGCCGCCCGCGAAGAACTGACGCCCGAGCACGTTCGCGAGATGCGTGCGTGGTTCGCACGGCACAAAGTTGATCGCAAGGCGGGCTGGGATAAGGCCGGCAGTGAGACTCCCGGTTTTGTAGCGCACGAACTCTGGGGGGGAGACGCGGCCGTGTCTTGGAGTGAGGCCAAGGTCAAGCAGATGGACGGCGATAAGGCCGACGAAAAACGCGAAGACGCCGTTGTCGAAGTGCCCGTCGCAGTCGTCGAAGAGGCGGCACCAGTAGTCGTCGAAGCGCCGAAGCAGGAACGCGGCGAAGACTTCGCAGGAAAGATCGCATCTCTCAAAGCGACAATTCTGCGGAACAGTTTGCACGGCAACAACTAGTAACTGTAGGCTACATAGATAGACATTGCTTCACGACGGAAGTCGTGAGGGGCAGTGCGAGCGATCTGAGGATTCAGGTCTGCGGCGCGCTAGCGGGATCACCCGCCGGCCGCAGCATTTCGCGTTGGCCGGCTCAAACTAGGAGCAGGCCAAATGGCATCGAATCTCAAGCGTCTTCAGGATCGTGCTGCGGCCATCGCCGCCCGTATGACCGAACTGGCCGCCGTGGCCGAGCGTTCGGAAGATCAGACCGTCGAACTGCGGAAGCTCTCCGGCGAGGCCGACGCCGTCAAGGCCGATCTGGACTTCGAGTCGATGATCGCTGCCAAGGAGCGTGAACTCCGCTCGGTCGTCGAGGTCGCCGCCCCGGCTGTTGTTGCCGCTCCGGCTCCTGAAGCCCCCAAGACCGAGATTCGTGCGGTCGGCGTCCACCACACCCAGCTTCGTGCTTTCAACGACTCGCCCGAGGCTGTCGAGAGTGCCTACCGCTGCGGCCGCTGGCTGCGTGCCCATGCGTTCAAGCACGCTGACGACATCCGTTGGTGCAAGGATCACGGCGTCGAGGCCCGCGCTCTCAACGAGGGCAGCAACTCGGCGGGCGGTGCCCTGGTTCCAGAGGAGTTTGCCGCTCGCGTGATCCGCTTGACAGAAACTTTCGGCACGTTCGCAGCGTCGAACGTCGAGAAGATCGTCATGTCGCGGGACACGATGATTATCCCCAAACGAGTAACGGGCACGACAGCGTATTTTTTGGGCGAAGGAACTGCGGTGCAGGAATCTGAGCCGACCTACGCAAACGTGCAGCTTATTGCCAAAAAATTGGCCTGCGGCACGAGAATGTCGAGCGAAATCGTCGAAGATGCTCTCGTCTCGATTGCAGATGCCGTGGCAACAGAATTCGCAACGAGCTTGGCGCTCAAGCAGGACTTGTGCGCCTGGTTGGGTAGCGGCGACTCCGGTTCGGGCGGTATCTACGGCATCGTGCCAAAGGTCAACGATGGCACGCACACCGCTGGCGTTCTGACCGCCGGCACGGGCGCAACGGGCTTCGAGAGCCTGACGATCACCGACTTCATCAAGATGATCGGCCGGATGCCTCTCTACGCCCGACAGGGTGCAGCGTTTTACATCTCGCCGGCTGGCTTCGCTGCCTCGATGGCCCGCCTCCGCTACGCGGCTGGCGGCAACACCGTCGAGCAGGTTGGCAGCGGCGTCAACGAGCAGTTCCTCGGATTTCCGGTGAACCTAATTCATGTCATGGACAGCACGCTCGGTGCTGATCCCTCCAAGGTGAAGGTGCTGTTCGCGAACCTCGGACTCTCGAGCATCTACGCTCGTCGCCGGGACTTCTCGGTCAAGCTCTACGATCAGGTCTACGCGACCACTGATCAACTTTTGCTCCAGGGAACGAGCCGCTTCGACATTGTCCATCACTCGCTCGGCGACAACACGACCGCCGGCCCGGTGATCGCTCTCAAGACCGCGGCGTCTTGAGCCTAAAACAACAACCTCTTAGAAGGAGAACCCTGTCCCATGCTTCATTCGCAAATGGAAAAGGTTGTCTCGGCCGTCCCCACGGCTGTCGGCAGCAGCGCAGTGACCCTGACGATTGACACCCTCGGCTACGATCACGCGAGCGTGACTGTCCTTCGTGCCAGCAACGCCTCGACGGTGTTCGCCAGCGTACTGAAGATCGAGCACTCGGACGACAACTCGTCCTACTCCGATCTGTCGGGCTTCGTCGGCGGCACCGACTTCACGATCCCGGTCGTGTCCGACACCGCGTCGGCCGCCGCCGTGAAGCTCGACGTGAACACGCAGGCGAAGAAGCGTTACCTCAAGGTGACCGCGACCCCCGCCGTGAGCGTGAACACTGTTGTGACGGCTCGGCTGTCCCGTGGCGAAAACGCCCCGGCCACCGCGTCGGAAGCTGGCTGCATCGGTTGGGTTAAGGGCTGATCCCGTATCTGCGGGACGGCCATGACGGCCGACAAAGGCGCAAGGATGCGCGCCCGCTCCAAATAAGGAGCGAATCGTGCTACTGCGTATCGGTAATGTCGAAGCGGAAATAAAAGTCGCGGCGGTGATGTCCACCCCGCGACTTGGATTCACAGACAATTTCTTCTGCGTCTCGTCGGCACTGGCCCCACACGGCATCAGTCCTATCAAGGTCACTGGTGCTTTCTGGGGTCAGTGCCTTCAGCGAGCGATGGAACAGGTCGTGGACACCCACGACGTGATCCTCACCCTTGACTATGACACTGTCTTCAATGCGAAGACCGTCGAGGCTCTGCTCGCCCTCCTGCTCCACTCGGGGTATGACGCTATCGCTCCGCTTCAGACGAAGCGGGAAGCCAACGCAGTCATGTTCGCCCTGCCGGGCAGCGATCTGGACGAGAAGACGACAGTCGGCGGCGACTTCTTCAGTAAGGTGATCCAGCCGGTGGAGACGGCCCACTTCGGCCTCACGTTCCTGCGAACGGCGGCTCTAAAGAAGATGAAGAAGCCGTGGTTCCTCGCCAGGGCGAGCGAAACGGGCGAGTTCGACGGCGGGCACGTTGACGAAGATATAGCGTTTTGGAGGTCGTGGGCCGCTTGCGGCAACACGCTCGGCATCGCCACTCACGTCAGCGTCGGGCACGCCGAACTGATGGTCACATGGCCGTCGAGGACGGACGCCAGCGGCAAGGTGCAGCAGCACACGACCGAATACTGGAATGGCGGCCAGAAGGCACCAGAGAACGCCTGGGGGCAAGTCCATTGAGAATCCGAGTGCTTCAGAATTTCGACTGCTACGAACAGGGTCAGGTCTTCCAAGACTGGCCGGCGGGGATGTGCGATCTGCTCATTCGCCGAGGTCTGATCGAAGAAGTTGAGACGGCAGAAGCCGTGCCCGAGGCGATTGAACGGGCCGATATGGGCGTAAGAACGAAGCCAAAGCAGAGGAAGTAATGGACACGATTGTCTTCGGAACCCCGCAGAAGCCGACCGCGACGATTACGCCGTATCGGAGTCTGCGCCGAATCACGCAGCCGGCCGTCGAGCCGGTGAGCTTGGCCTTCGCCAAGACGCACGCCCGCGTCGATACGGATGCCGACGATCTCTACATCCAGTCTCTGATCTCCGTCGCGCGCGAGTATGTAGAGGACATTTTAGATATCACGCTCTGCACAACCGTTTGGGAGGTCAAATATGACTTGTTCCCAATCTGGGCGATCATCCTGCCCCGGCTGCCGATGCAGGATAAGACGATTACGGTGACCTACCGAAACGGCGACGGCGTCTACGGGACGCTCTCGAGCGCGAACAACGGATTTCAGGTCGATGCCAGCGTCCTGCCTGGGCGAATCTATCCGCAGTGGGCGACCGCGTGGCCGGCGACTCGAGGCGACGAGAACTCGGTCACGGTGCGGTACACCGCAGGCTACGGCGACGACGGGCAGGCAGCCCCCAGAGTGGCAAAGCACCTTATCTGCATCCTCGTCGCCCACTGGTATGACACGCGCCAGCCGGCCGTCACAGGAGCGCCGCAGTCGGTTCCGCAGACGTTTGAGACGCTCCTGGCCGCGGCCAGCATGGGGGTATACCGATGACCGTTCGTGCCAGAATCGACGTTGACGCCGTCTACCACGACACCGATGGCACCTCGCTGACGGTCGGGACGCTCTCTGAGCATCTGGCCCCGGCCCTGACGACGGCCCAGACCATCGGCCGCAGCGTCGGCACGGCATCGGTGCAGATCGTCGGCACCACGCCGCTCTCTACCCTGGTCGTGAAGAACACAGGCAACAGCGTCCTGCGGCTGGCCGGCAGCGTCGATGTGGCCGCGGGCAGGCTTGCCGTGCTGCCTGTGACGGCGACGATCACCGTGTCGGCGCCGTCGGGCTCGGGATCGTACACCGCCATATGGATGGGGTGAGCAATGATCAACTCCGGCGCGATGCGCGAGCGGGTCACGATCCAGAAGCCTGTCGAGAACCAAAGCTCGTTCGGTGAGACGACGCTCTCCTGGGAGGACGAAGGGACGGTCTACGCCAACATCATGGGCGTGAGGGCCGCCGACTACTTCGCGGCCCAGCAGTCTGGCGTGCTCGTCACCCACCGCATCCGCATCCGTTTCTTTCCTAGCATCACTCACCAGCACCGGCTGATCTGGCGTGGCCGGGTGATGGAGATCAGCAGCGTGCTCGAGCGAGAGACTCGTTCTGTCCATGAAATCTTGGCACGGGAGGCTGCGACATGATTTCATCCAGCAACCCTACCCCCAGATATGTCGGCGGCGAGTCGTCCCTTGAGAAGACGAAGGGGTTCGTCACGATCAAGACCGCAGGCATCCGCGAGATGGCGAAGGAACTGGAGCGGATTGCCGCCGCCGCCGCCCCGCGGCTGCTTATGGACGCCGTGGTGAAGGCGTCGAAGCCAATCGCCACGACCTACGCCTCTGCTGCTCGCCAGATGCAGGCGACGGGCAATCTCGCCGACTCAGTGACGACGGAGAAGCGACCCTATTCGCAGGCCGCTGTCGCGATCACCGGCCCCAGGCAGACCGGCCCAGTTGGCTCGACGGACTCGGCTGTTTCGGGGAATCATGCCTGGTTGGTCGAGTTCGGCAGTGGCCGACGAAAGCCGGGTACGCAGGGCCGGCGAACATATGTAAACGTGCATCAGATGATCAACGGCAAGATGCGAAAGCACTCGTCTGCCAACGATGCCCAGTTCGCGAAGATGTCGAGGGGCTACTACTTCCTCATGGGCAGCATCGACGAGCCGACCCGTCAGGGTAAGGGAAAGTCTGGGTATTCCCGTGACTTCATGCTCGGCCAAGACGGCCGTAGCGGCGAGCAGCACCCGATCACGCTGCATCCAGGGGAAACCATTGCCCCCATGCCCGCCCACCACCTCATGGAAAAGACGATCCAGAAGACCGCTGGCGTTGTTCAGTCGCTTCTTCTCGCAGAAATCAACGCCCACCTGAACAAATATTAATGGTTATTTCGCCCGAAAAACACGTCTATCAGAAACTGGTGACCTCGCCGTCCATCGCGAGGCTCGTCGGATTTCAGGTGTTTCCGATTGCCGTCCCCAAGACTGCAACGCTCCCGTTCGTCGTCTACAAGCGGTCAAACATCATCCGCGAGTCGGCGTTGCCTGGGCCGATCTACCAGCCAGTGGTGAACCTACAGATTGCGTCATGGGCACTCTACTACGATGGCGCTCGCGAACTCGCCGACGAGGTGCGATTGGCCTTGGATGGCCGCATCGGCACGCTCTCAGGGGTTACAATTAGTGATATACGGCTTGTTTCGGAGACGGATGACTATCTAGACCCGGCCGCCGTGGGAGCACAACTCCCGCCCGCATACGAAGTTCGACAACTATTTCAGATTCGGTGGCAAGAGGCCACTGAGTAAGACTTTAGCGCAAGGAGGCGCACTATGGCAGGTGTTGCAGCGATGGGCGTGGCGATCACCTACAACTCCGTAGGTATCACGGCAACGAGCTTCAATGTTAACGATCAGATCGACAACGCTGACGGCTCGCACCTCGGGCAGTCGGTTGGTAGCCGCCGCGAGTACGTTCCGACGTTTGTGCAGCGGGAAATCTCCGTTGACTACATCGGAACCTCGATTATCTCTGTCCAGTCGGCTGCGATCAGCATCAGCGGCCCGGTCAGTTTCAGCGGAAACGCCACCCTCACGGCATCGACCGTCAGCGGCAGCGTCGGCGATTTGGTCAAAGGAAGCGCCACTTGGCGCGTGGCGTAACTCTGAGGGGGTAACCCGACATGGCCGGGGCCACCGCACAGGGAGCGACGTTTACGTTTTCCGGCTTTTCCGGCGCGATCACCGGAATATCGGTGCAGATGCCAACGGCGCAGGTCACAGACATGACCGCTGCCGCAGACGGCCTGGGCTACAGCTTTATGGTGCCGACCGGCGAATGGGCCGGCGGCACCATAACTGTGGACTTCTTAACAACCAATGCCGACCCGCAGTCTTTCGTGCGGAAGGTCGGGCAGCTTACGTTCGCATCGACTGGCTATTCAATCAGCCGCCAAGTCATCTGCGAGTCGGCCACTGTCGGAGCGCAGGCAGGCGAAATCGTTCGCGGATCGCTCAAGTTCTTAATGACTGATTACCAAGGCTCATGACCGGCAGGATGCCGATTTAAACATATTTTCGGAGTAGATCGACATGGCTCTTGACCGTAAAAGCATCCTGGCCGCCGACGACGTTCGCAAAGAGAAGGTAGCTGTTCCAGAGTGGGGCGGCGACGTTTTTCTTAGCGTCCTTACCGGCACCGACCGCGACCGTTTCGAGGAGAGCTACTCGGAGCAGAAGATGAAGGCGTTCCGCATTCGCTTCCTGCTCTTGGCTCTGTGCGACGAGAAGGGCAAGCGTCTCTTCGACGACGACGAAAGCGACATCCTCGGCAAGAAGTCGTCGGTTGTGATCAACCGTCTCTTCGAGGCTGGCTGGAAGCTGAACGCTTTCACGCAGGAGGCAGTTGATGCCTTGGGGGAAGATTCGCCGCTCGCCCCGAGCGACGATTCTACTTCAGGCTAGCAGCCACGCTTGGGATGAGCGTCAAGCGGCTGTTGCAGGAGATGGACAGCAAGGAGATCGCTGAGTGGTACGCATTCGACCAGCGATGGCCTCTTCCAGACCCCTGGGGGCAGACTGCCAGACTGTGCCGGATAATCATGGCGGCGTCTGGGAACTACAAGAAACACGACATCCCCGACGAGGCCGTTTTTATTCCGAGTGTGGTCAAGGCAGAGCAGACTGAGAATCAGATTCTCAATGAACTGATGAAGTTGAATATGCCAATTCAGGAATGAAGCGATGAGCGGCTATCTCGGCAAGATCAGTGCGATTGTCACGGCGAACACGGCCGACTTCCAGGCCAAGCTTGAGGGCGGCGGTGCCGCCGTCCGCAAGTTCTCTCGCGAGGTGCAATCGAACATCACCAAGTCGATGGGTGATGTCGAGAAGTCGATCCAAAGCATCTACACCCCGCTTCAGCGACTGGAAGGGTCGCTGAAAGCGGCGGGTAGCCTGAAGCTCAGTTTCCAAGGATTCAAGGGTGCGATTAAGGACGTTGAGGAACTAAAAGGCAGACTTGGTAGCCTGAACTCGCAGCAACTCAAGATCGTCCTAGACCAGAGCGGCCTAAAGAGCCTCAAGGAAGTTCGCTCAGTTCTTCGCGAGGTCAGTAACCGAGATATACGGTTGTTCGACGCAGCCGGCAGCTTGCAGGCGTTGCAGAAAATCCAGGCTGGGCTGAATACCGCTCGAGGGCAGCGGAAGCTTGCCAAGCTCGGGATCGACGAGTCGGAGCTTGATGCTCTGATTCAGAAGTTCCGTCGATTCCCACGACAGCGCATCGAGGCCGTCATCAATGTCCTCGGCCAAGATATGCTGGATGCCTCGTTCACCAAGGCGAGGCAGTTGTTCTCGCTATCCGAGCAGATTAACAAACCGCTGATGGCGGCAGTTGATAGTTTTGGGAGGCTATCGCGAGAAGTGCAGGCTGGTTTCATTCCAGCACTCGGAGCGGCCCAGAACGAGGCACAGAACCTAGCCGACGACATCAAGAATGCCTGCGTTATTGGGCAGGGCAGATTCGACGATGTCGAAAGCAGCGTGCAGAGGGTAACGGTCGCGATCAAGCAGTTGAGCGAAGCCTCGGCGTTGGTTGGCAGTCTCAAGACTGGAAACGAACTGGCTTTCGACCAGCCTGGGCTGAACGCTGCCCTCACCCGCGGCGTCAAGTTCGGCAACGACGCGCAGTCGCAGATGGCCGTGTCTGGCATTGCTCGCGCAAATTCTGGTGACGTGTCCAACGCTCTTCAGCGGATCATGGCTGAGTCGAAGCGCGCCGAGGCGATCCTGGCTGACTTAAAGAGTGCCGAGCAACTCGGGTTGGCGGGGTACGCCAATGGACTCCGAAAAGACCTCGCAGACGTTGCCGCCGAAATTAACAAGGTTCTTGACGTTGCCGAGACAAAGATCGACCTTCAGGTCACCACCACGGCGGCCAAGGCCGTTGTCGATCAACTCGGAAACAAGCTGAAGGAACTCCAGGCTCTCGCCGATTTCAGCATCACCGGCAATTTCCAAGACTCGCAGCAGACTGTCTCGGCGATTCAAGAAATCATCGGGATGATGGACAAACTGAACGCGGCGCAGAAGACCGCGATGCAGCCGCAGATCAACTCGCTCATCGATGCTGCACGGCCCGACGCCAGCACGGGGGTTGTCGATCTCGCGAAATTCAAGTCTGTCTACGATGTGCTCAAGGCCGACATCGAAGCTGGCACCAAGCTAAACCTTGATACCGCGGCGGCACAGAAGGCGATTGACGACTTCGACGCCAAGATAAAGAACCTTGAGGACGACTCGAACTTTGCGATCACGGCCCAGGTTCAGAATCAAGCTCAAGCCGAAGCGGAGATTAAAAAGCTCATCGGCAGAATGAGCGAGCTTGACGCCGCCGGCCGCGCCGCCATGCAGCCGACCGCCGACGCCGCGATTAGTTCGCTGAGTGCGAAGGACGCCAGCGGTGCCCCAGATATCGATGCGATGCGGCTTGCGATTGATGCGTTTGATCAAGAGTTCAACGCCCAGAGAACGCTGAAGCTTGACACTGCCGCTGCCACCAAGAGGCTGGATACCCTTGACGAATCATGGGCAGCGTCAATCCGCGGGCTGCCCGAGACAGAGAAACAGATCGACGACTTCTTCACGAAGGTTCTCGCCGACATCGGTAAGTTTGAGGCAGCCGACAGGCTCAACTTCGACCCGATGATTGCCAGCATTCGGCAACTCATCGCGACTGGGGCACCGATATCGTCGGTAGCAGACGCTCTTCTTCAGCTTGAAGACGCTCAAAAGAAGGTCAACGCTGCCGGCAAGCAGGGCGAAACAGTCGCGAAGCTATCGCCTGGGGCCGTGCGGACTGACTTGGAGCAGCGGCTCGAGGCTGCGAAGCAGCGAGCTACTAACCCGATGGCTATGCCGGGGGAGTCTATTGAGGACATCGGCAAGGAAGCCGACGTTCGTCTTTCGCTGGGCAAGGACATCGGCGACAGCGCGAGGCAGTTGGATGTGCTGAAGGGTGGCCTAACGTCCGTAAAGGACAAGGTTGACCGGCTGCCGGAGAGCGTTCGTTCGCGGTTCATTCCGGCCATTCAAGACGCAGAGAGGGAGTTCACTGATCTCGCCACGTCGGCAAGCCCGCTGGCGGCCGACATTGAGCGGGCGAGGCAACGTCTCGCGCAACTCACGCAAGATGCAGGGCGTGCTGATCAAGCGTTGAACTTCGCGGAGTCGTTCGGCGGTGCTGGTCGCTCAGGGGTCAACCTCGGGCTAGATCAGCGGGCACTAAAGGGCTACGAAGGACAGCTAACTGCGTTGCAGACAGCCCTCGGTCGAACAAGTGCCCAGGCTCGCGGCCCTGCGGTGGCGGCATTCAACGACCTCCGCAACGCCATCTCAAACGCTATGGAGGAGGGCAATCTGTCGATGCCCGCCACGCAGCAGAACATTCAGCGTCTGACAAACGTGGCCGTGAACGCGACATCACAAGCTGGCGGGGGCAGCGTCGGAAGCATTCAGAGGGATATGCAGAGGGCCGGCGACGTTGGGCGAGGAGGGTTCGACAAGCTCTCGCTCGGCGTCAATCAAGCAGCGTTCGCTATCGATGACTTCATGTCGTCCACGGGCGGCTGGGATCAAAAGTTGCGGGCCGTCAGCAATAACATCACGCAGATGGCATTCGTGCTCGGCGGCACGACTGGCCTGTTTATTGGCCTTGGGGCCGTGATTGCGGGTCAGGCCGCTGTGGGGCTTTACAAGTGGATCAACGGCGGCCGAACAGCCGAAGACCAGAACAAGGCGCTCAACGATTCGCTTGCGAGACAGAAGAGCTTAGTCGAAGAACTCGCTCAAGCGTTCAAGTCGCTCGGCGACTCAATGTCCGAAGGAACTTTCTCGGACGTTGGCAAGAAGACATCCGAGTTCAACCGTCAGATGACGGACATCAAGAAGAAGCAGACGGACTCCAGAAAGGAGCGTGTGTCATTTCTTGACCCCGACGTTCAGCGTGAGCGTGGCGAGCAGAACCGCTTGACCAGGGAGATGGAACAGACCACTGACCCCGGCTTGCGAGCAGCCCAGGCCGCATCTCTCCGCGAATCGAAGGATAGGGAGAAGCGGGCGATGGATGCCGCCGCAGCGAGAGCTGCCGCGGGCGCGACCCCGGACGACATCCGTAGTGTTGCTGGCAGCACGATCCGCGAGACAGAGTTCCTTGAGGGTGGGAAGCGAACCCGCCGAAGCAGGGAGCAGGCCGAGCTTCGTCGGCAGAAACTCGAGAATGATGTTGCTGCGGCCGGCGGCGACCCGATGGAGATGGCGAAGGTTCTTGAGCAACGGATCGCCGAGCGAAAGCCGACGGCAGAGAAGCCCATTGGGGCGGCTAATTTCGAGGAAGGCCCGGAAATCATGCGGGCAAGAGAGGACGTCCTCCAGTTGGAGCGCCTCCTCGCATCGCTGCAAGACCCAATCCGAGCAGCCATCGATCTTGCCGCCAACGAGATTGCCGAAGCATCTCGAGGCCCAGCCGAAGACATTCGCAATGCCCAGAACGAGGTCGCTGAAGCGATAAAGGCGGGGCTCCCAGGAGCGAGGATGTTTGGCCTTGCGCTGGACAAGAACGCCCAGGCTCTTGAGGACGCTTACCGCGATCTTGAGAAGGCTGCCGAAGAAGACGACCCGAAGAAAAAGCAGCCGCTTGTGGACGCGGCGAGGGCCAGGGTAGACGACCTAGAGGCCAAGCGTGCCGCTATGCGGGCGCAGGCCGACGCCTATCGGTACGAAAGGGTTGTTGACCCGCAGCGGCAAGTTGATGCACGAATGGAGCGAGCCAAGAGCAACCTGGGTGACGCTGGCCTTGAGGGCGGGCAGATCGCTCGCAGGATGCGTGAGATCGAAAACCGGCGGGAGACGATAAGCCAGCAGGCGGCGATGTCGGAGAATCAGAATCCGATTATGCAGGGCTTCTTCGAGGGCCAGCAGGCCGCTCTCAACGCCGAAGTCGCCGCCATCGAAGCATCGACGATTGCCTTGAAGATGTTCTCCGACGCATTGAACAGGGCGTCAGAGGAGGCCAAGAGCAACCTTAACTCGGCCCAGAGCGCTGCCGACGAGGCTCGGCGAGAAGACCTGGGCAACAGCACGCCAGAGTCCCAAGCCGAACGCAGGGGGGCCGCCGCCGACCTTGAGCGACAGCGAGAGCTTGAGAAGGAAGCCCAGCGTGAGCTGGCGAACCAGCGCGCCAGGGAAGAGGAGATCAAACGCGGGCCTGAGTTCCAGCGGATGCAGCAGATCGACGAGCAACTGGAGAGCGGGTCGCTGTCGGCGGCGGAGCAGGAACAACTGCGGGCCGAGCGGGCTGGCCTTGAGGCCAAAGTCGAGCCGCAGCTTCAGGCAGGCCGCGAGCGAGCAGAGAAGGCCGTTGAGGCTAGCACGCGGGAGGAAGAAGAGCGGAAGTCGGCTGCCCGCGGTCGGGAACTGCGTAAGACGCCCGAAGAGAAGTTCGCCAAGGAAACAGAGCAGGGGCTGAAGGACATCCGCGAGGCGTTTGGCCGGGAAGCGGAGAACAACGGCGGCATCGTTGATGCAGCCGGCAGGGCAGAAGCGGAACGCCGATACAATGAAGACCGCGAGAAGGAGGCCCGCACAGCCACTATGGCTGGCCGAGGCCGAGAGGCGTTTATGACCGACCGCGAGCGGTTCTCCCGCGACTCGCGAGAAGGCATCGTCAAGGACATGACAGCAGGGGCCATCGACCAAGCTGGCCTTATGAACGTGCAGGGCCGCCGTGCTCTTCTGGAGAAGGGGATCAAGAACCAGATGGAGCAAGTGGCCCCAATGCTCGCCAGCTTTGATGAGGAACGGCAGACCGCCAGACTCCAAGGCCCGTCTCGAGCCGCTCTCCAGATGACCGACGTTTCGACGAGTCAGGGTGCCAGCGAACTTACCCGACTTCTTCGCGGCGACGATTCGGCGAAGGACGTGAACCTCGCCGAGCTACGAAAGCAAACATCAAAGTTCGATGACCTCATTCAGGCAGTAAGGGACGCCAACCCAGGCGTCCTGCTGTAATCTATGCCAAAAATGGTATCAGAACTCGCGCAGGGCAATGCTTTCGGACGAAGCTCCGACGGCGGCGGTGCCGCTGACAATGCCACCCGCAAATTCAAGGTGCTCCTTAATTCGCCGAATGAAGCGTGGGACATTTTCGCCGCCATCGGCGTCAACATCGGAGACTTGTACAGCGCAAGCAACCCAATCCCTTGCGTAAGTGTTGAGGCCACTCACGACGGCGATAGCCGTGTGGTGTGCATAGTCACGGCACAGTACCGCAGCAGCGCAGGGGCAGCGCCGGGCGCGCCCGACCCCAAGTCGCAGCAGCCAGAAGTTCGTCCTGCGATGTATTCGATGTCAACGTCGTTGACTGAGATTGCGGCTTGGTCGGGAAAGAAGGTGACGGGCGGGTCTTCTGCGGGGTGGGCACCAGCCGTCAATCCGGTTGGCGATATGTATGACGGAGTCACTCGGCTTGAGCCAGTCGTCACCATCAACATTGAGCAGTATTCCGTATCTGATCAAAGCAGCAAGCTTGGCTACACGGGCTATGTGAACAGCGATGTCTTTCAGTTCAGCGGACTCTCGATTGGCGTTCACTGCTGTATGCTTCAAAGCGTGGCGGCAAACCCAGTTGTCGAACAGTTCAACGGCCAGACTTTTCGCGGATTCAAGGTGACATTTGGGTTTGCAGTCCGATCACATTGGGCATTGACATACGAAGGTTTTGAGCCGATTGGCTGGGATTTGGCTATTCCCCAGACCGGCATGAATATCAGAAACACTGGCTTCGGCAGGAACGACGTTGACCAGAAGGCACTGACGCTTCAGCACAAAGAGGGCAAGGTAGAGACAAACCCAGCCACTGGAGACCCTGTCGGGCTTGCTACTGGAACAAACAACGCAAAGATGCGAGGCAGCGTGGCGATTGCCGCGTTTGAAAGCGGCGGGTATGTGCAGCGACCGTGCGCCCAGCCGATTGCGCTGAACGACGACGGGACTCCTCGGAATGTGGATGTCTTCCCGAACGCCACGAAAGTCATTATCAATCGGGTATGCTTACAGCCGGAAATGGCATTCGGCAGTAACTTTTCCAACTTTGGCATTCGCTGGTACTCTTAACCTACTATGGCAGACAACGGACGCTACTTAGTCGGCGAAAGTCTTCGCGAAAAGCTGAAGAGCACAATCGCGAGGGTAGATGCACTTGCCCCCGGTGCGCCGGTCACCCGTATTCCGACGATACTTGAAGACGGCGTAAGCTACACGCCGAAGACATTCCGAATCTGCACCTTCACGGGAACTTGGTCGGTTGACACGAACAAGGAACTCACGTTCCGCAACGTGACAACCACGCCTAACACAGTAAGTGCAGTCAATCTTTTTGCCGACATTAAGGGCGGCACGTCCTCGGCGTGCATAACGAACTGCGCAATAGCCAAAGACGGCACTGAGTGGTATCTGATCGCCGCCGGCTGCCAGTGCGGGTGACAATATGCCTTTGATAATCGGACAAAAAGGCTCGTCTAGATGCTGCTGCGGCGACTGCCGTGGATTCCCCGCATTCGACGGCTCGCACAGGTTCTTTAAGTACGCGACTGTCTATGACTATGACTGCTGCCAGTTTGAGAGGTGCGTCGATGACGAAGGGCGAGACGGCAAGGTAAAGTTTGAGTCAACGGGCTGCGGCTACGGCATCGTTGTCGAGGCAACTGGCAACTACCTCAAAACATTTCGCAACGGTCAGTGCATCGACTGCAAGAGCTTGTATCCGCTTGACACGATCCGCGAAATGCTGCCGGGGCTGTTGAACAACCCGTACATACGGTGCAGCAATTTCTTCGCGACTGCCCCTGGCGTTGTCAATCCGACCAAGGCAACGGCCCTTTATGACGACAACTGCTGCAATGCTCTGGGAGACAAGATTTACTGGGAACTTACTGAAGAGATCACAGACGCAACGTGCGATAAGATGGGGGCGTGCTGCGGGTATCGCAGCTATGGGGTCACCAACGGCGTCAACAACCCATCGGGTAACATCGACGACAAGACGACGTGCCGCATGTGCCACGAATGCGAGTGCGACACGGCGAAAGGCGAAGTGTGGCACGGCGAGGGCAGTTCGTGCGAGTCAAATCCATGCTGCTGCAAAGGGTTTCGGGCGTTCGACAATTCATTCAAATTTTATCGATACGCAAAATACATCGACAACGACATTTGCTATTTCACGTCAGACAAAAACGACGGGTACTACGTCCTTGAATGGATTGGCGGGGTTTCAAAGGCAAACACGATGACGTGCGGAAACTATGGAGTAATAGTTGAGGTCGATGGCGGCCAGCAGAGATATAAAAAAGTAGGTGCGTGTGAGAGTGTCCCGTACAACGCTGGCAACGGCGCGCCAGCGAACTCCTCAACTTTTTGGTCGTTCGGCATCAGCGCCGCATGCGGAAACCCACTTGGAGACAAAGTAGGATGGATGCTTTACGACGAGATACCATGCTCGTTCAGCCCCCTGCCGTAGTCGTCTGCCACCGCTCGTACCTCGAGCAGAGGTGCGCAGAAAGAGGCTACACGCTTGAAGAGGTCATGCCGTGCGTTCTGTCACAGGAGGGAGACCACTGGGCGATTAATGTCGAAAGCCCGTTCTACCCAAGAGACAAGCACGCAGTTGAGTCACCGTTGGAGCCACCGGCAGAACAGCAAACCGTACAAATCGGCCCAGGCACGGAACTCAAGAAACTGCTGGCCGGCTGGCCTTTCTACATAACGTCTTCCCCAGACTGCTCATGTAACCGTGTCGCCCGCGAGATGGACATTTGGGGGGCAGAAGAGTGCGAGAAGCCGGAGCGTGTGGACTACATCCTCGCCGCTATGAGGCAGAACGCAGAGAAGCGAGGAATCCCGTTCATCGATGCCGCTGGTCGGTTCTTGATTAAGCGTGCTATCAAGAATGCACGCAAGAACAAACATTGACCTCATAAGGCTACCCAGCCAGACTAAGACGCATGGCAAAAGCACCGCCACCAAAAGACTTCGTCTTCTCGGACGACGACGACGACGAGGTCGAGGGCGGCGGCATTCCCGATGATCACGGCATGATCTATTTGAAAGGGACGAATGGACTCGCTGACACAGGAAATACTGCAAAGCGCAAAGCCAACGCCGAAAAACCAAGGATGGTTCGACGGGCTGTCAAGCGATCACCAAAACGCGATCCTCGAGGTTCGCAGTAAGTGGAGGCAGACCGCCGAGACCAGCGGCGTCTCAGCCTCGCAGATGGCTCGCACGATTATCGCGAAGCTCGTTGACCGGGGGTACAAAATCAACGGCTATCGAAAGGTGCAAAGATGGCTGACGCAGGGCTGACCGGCGACATCTTGTCGTCGGCGGCAGCGTCGGCCACGCCGAAGCCCGCCCCCGACGCCGAACAGGTGACGCAGCGGCGTGACGGCGAGGTGCTCGAGGCCCGCTCGACGAGTCGCCGCATCAAGACCGTCGAAGACCTCATCGCTCACATCGAAGCGGATATGACCCGCTATGAGATCGCCTCGTCTGAGGCGACATCGTGGCAAGTCGCGACCGCCGGCAGCGACGGCGAGCCGACGGTCACCGACCTCCACCGGGTATGGGTGAGACTCAAGCCGAAGGCGGGGCCGGGGATCAAAGAGGCCGTCGAGGCCATGATCGCGGCGGCCAATCTGCCCAGGACGAAGCACAAGCCGATTAAGCCCAAGGCCCGCGGCGACCTCTGGCAAGTGCTGGTGATCGCCGACTGTCATTTTGGGAAGTATGCCTGGGGGAAATCGACCGGCCACGACGACTACGATCTGTCCATTGCCGAGAGGATGGTTGGCGATGCCGGCCGGTCGCTAATTGAGATCGGCGACACCTACGCCCCCGCCCGCAGGACGATTCTGTTCCTCGGCGACCTCTTCAACGCCGACGGGCCGTCGGGGAACACGACCGCGGGGACGCCCCAGGACAACGACGGCCGACTCCAGAAGATGATCCAAGTGGGCTGCGACACGCTCCTGGGGATCGTCGAGCGTTCGTCGGACACGGCTCAGACGGACGTTGTCGTCGTGAACGGCAACCACGACGAGACGCTCACATGGGCATGGCTGCGAATCCTCCAAGAGCGGTTCCGAAACAGCGAGCGGGTGAGTGTGTCTCAGAACTACACCCGCCGCCAGTATGTGACCTACGGCAATAACTTGATAGGCGCGGCCCACGGCGACAAGGCGAAGAAACGCCTGCCGCAGCTTATGGCGATGGAGGCCGCCGCCGATTGGTCTCGGTGCTGGTATCGGGAGTTCCACACCGGCCACTACCACGCCCAAGCCGCCGAGCGGTCGATTGAGACAGCCGATTCGGTGGTTCTGCGAACGGCTCCGTCGATCACCCCGCCCGACGAGTGGCACTCGGCCAGTGGCTATGTCTGCTCGAGGCAGTGTATGGAAACTTTTATCTACCTTCCCGAGGGCGGCCTGACCGCCATGCACATTGCAGGGCCATCAAAATGAACGCAAGACTAATCGGACTCTGCGGGCCGGCGGGAGCCGGGAAGAATACGGTCGCCGATTTCCTTACAGACTCGGAGCGGTGCTCATTCCACCAGGTGGCCTTCGCCGACCCGGTGTATGAGTGCATTTCTGTCGTCACGGGCATACCTGTGGCTGGACTTCAGAAGCGGGAAGTGAAAGAAGCGATTATCCCGTGGCTAGGCCAAAGCCCCCGGCAGATGCTCCAGACTCTCGGAACCGAGTGGGGCAGGAACACTGTCCACCAAGAAATCTGGGTTCGTAAGGCTATCCAGCGAGCTATCCCGCACCTCGCCGTGGGCCGCAGTGTCGTCATCACCGACGTGAGGTTCAATAACGAGGCGAAGGCCGTCATCGATGCAGGCGGCGAGGTCTGGAAAGTCACCCGACCTGGGTGGCAGTGCCTGGACGCCGGCACGGCTGGGCACCAGAGCGAAGCCGGGATCAGCGAGCACTTGATCGCCCGCACCATTGACAACTCTGGATCATTAGATGACCTCAGACGGCAACTCGTCGCTGCTACAATTTAGATAAGGCTACCGGCCTATCTATTGTGGTTTTCCGCGGAGTTCACGATGAGCGACCCCCGTCCGTTGTCTTTCGTGGAGGCCGGGTTTCGGGTGGCCGAACGATTCGGCGTTCCTGTCCTGCTTCTGGCCGTCATGGTCTGGTTCTTGCGGGAAGCCGCAGTAACCCTCCACGGCACGGTGCTGGTGCCAATTGTGGAGTCGCACACCGAGTTCCTTGAGTCAACTCGAGAGACATTGGACGAAATGGGCAAAACCCAGTTGAAGCAGGCCGAGACGCTCCAGGCGATTGCCCAGGATCAGCACGAAATCAAGGCCGCTGTCGTCAAGCGAACGGGTTCGGCAGACTCGGCCAGCAACTGACGAGGTGATAAAATCGCAGTCTTCAGCCAGCTTCCCGGCGTATTAGATGTAATCGCCGTAAACGGCGACGAAGTAAATCTCGCCGTCACGCTCCAGACAAATATTACGGGCTATTCATTTGAGAGCTACATCTACCAAAGCGCGACGACCACTGCGGGCGGCGGCGCAGGCTCACTCTCAGGAATCGGCGCGACGGTGACGCAGCCAACCATTGGCATTTCTAACGCCACGACCGGGGCGATGATTATCGGCCTGTCCGAGAATCAGACACGAATTCTTTCTCCTGGCAAGACATATCGCTGGTATCTCAGATGGATTTCGCCCACTGACATCACCCGGACGATCCTTAGTGGCAGCATAACGGCGGTAGCACCATGAGCGAAATCAGCGTTGTTATCGGAGGATCGACGAGCGTCAGCGTCAACGTCGGCGACCAGACCATCGGTGGCGGCAACGGAGCCGCCGCGACGATTCAGGTCGGAACGGTCACGACGCTGGCCCCGACCGCCTCTGCAACCGTTGTTAACGCCGGCACGTCATACGCCGCCAAGCTGGATTTTGGACTCCCACGCGGAACGACGGGTCTGACGGGGGCAACGGGGCCGGCGAACACGCTGTCTATCGGTAGCGTGAGCACGGGTGCGACTGCGGCCGTGAGCATCTCTGGCACATCGCCTTCACAGACCCTTTCGTTCGTTCTTCCCGCTGGGCCCACTGGCGCCACCGGAAGCACGGGCGAAACGGGGCCAGCAAACAGCCTGTCTATCGGAACAGTCGTCACAGGTGCGACAGCCGCCGTCAGCATTTCTGGCACGGCTCCATCCCAGACGCTGTCATTCGTTCTTCCTGCTGGGCCCAAGGGCGACACCGGAAGCACTGGCCCATCTGGAAGCACGGGCGCAACGGGAAGCACTGGCGCAACGGGCGCGACGGGGCCAGCAAACAGCCTGTCTATCGGAACGGTCGTCACAGGCGCGACAGCGGCCGTCAGCATTTCTGGAACGGCTCCATCCCAGACGCTGTCATTCGTTCTTCCTGCTGGGCCCAAGGGCGACACCGGAAGCGCGGGCGACCCAGGCGCGACGGGCCCAGCGAACAGCCTGTCTATAGGAACCGTCGTCACAGGTGCGACTGCGTCCGTAAGCATCAGTGGAACGGCTCCGTCGCAGAGCTTGTCTTTCGTTATTCCGCTAGGGCCGACAGGGCCGGCAAACTCACTTTCAATCGGCAGCGTGAGCACGGGCACGACCGCGGCCGTCAGCATCAGTGGAACGTCTCCATCCCAGAGTTTGTCTTTCGTGCTCCAGCCTGGGCCGGCAGGGCCAGCAAACTCACTTTCAATCGGCAGCGTGAGCACAGGTGTGACTGCGGCCGTGACCATTACGGGTTCGGCTCCATCGCAGTCGATTTCTTTTGTCTTGCCGCAAGGCCCGAAGGGTGACACTGGCGCAACCGGGTCGCAGGGGCCGGCTGGCGGCGGTATGTCTCTCGGATTATTTCTCGCACTGAGCTAGGTCACACACACATGGCAAATCCAAATTTGACAGGCGTCACGGGCGTCTATGGCGATTCCTCGTTCGCGAAAATTAGCGGCACGGCAGTGACATCTCTGGTCTCGAACGCAGCCAGCAGCGGCAAAATCCTGCTAACAGAGAGCGTTATCGTGGCAAACACGTCCAACGCGCCGGTGAATGTCACCGTGCAAGTCTGGTCAAACGCCGCGGCAGGCACCGGCACAGGCTATGCAATCTGCTCGACTCACTCAGTTGCCGCTTATGACACTCTAGTCGTTGTCAGCAAGGACACGCCGGTCAAGCTCAAAGAAAATCAGTCTCTGTCAATCACTGCTGGCACGGCTAATGCTCTCGACGTGAACCTGTCTTGGACGGAGCTTTCGTAATGGCACGCTTCCGCCGTCTCAGCGACAGAGCCGACGACCCACGCTGGTCGTTATTGTCGCCGCCCGCACCTACCGGATTGACCGTAACGGCTGGCAACGCTCAGGCTACGCTCTCATGGACTGCGCCTGCGGGCGTGATCGCACAAGCACCGATCACGGACTACCGCGAGCAATACAGCACTGACGGCGGCACAACGTGGACGACGTTCTCGGCGGCGGCCTCGACGGCGACGACTGCGACAGTCACTGGGCTGACTAACGGCACCGCGGTGCGTTTCCGCGTGGCTGCCGTAAATGCGGTGGGCGTCGGAGCTTACACCGCAGCCAGCGATTCGGTGACGCCAGGAGTAGCGTCAGACCCGTTCTTTAGCAGCGTGGCGGCGTTGCTGCACATGGACGGCACGGGAGGCACGTTCGTCGATTCGTCGGGCACGCCAAAGACAATTACGGCCGTTGGCGCAACGCAGTCGGCCACGCATAGCAAGTTCGGCGGAAAGTCTGCATTCTTCAACGGCGCAGGTCACTATCTGGAAATTCCAGGCGTCAACATAGGCACTGGCGATTTTGCAATAGAGATGTGGTTCAAAACGGGTAGCAGCGTGCAGTACGCACAGCTTATTGGTAATGAGTCAGATGGCAGCAGCGAAGGTTTTTCGCTGCTTATAAACAACAACTCATTCATTGGCGGGCAGATCGCATTTTATAGAGGCGGGCTTTTGGCCTCGACTTCTTCAGGCGATTGGTCGGATGACCAATGGCACTATCTTGCGCTAAGTCGCTCTGGTACTACAGTTCGTCTTTATCTTGACGGCACACTGGCATCGACTAGCACTTCCTCCGCCAATCTGACATCGTCTGAGTCGATGTACGTTGGTTACAACAATATTTTTTCTGGACGAAACGTCGTCGGATACTTCGACGACATTCGCATCACGGTCGGAAGCGCGCGAGGTTTGACAGGTGCGTCGGTCGCCGTCCCGACAGCGGCGTTCCCTGACTCCTGAAACACCTAATCGATGGAGGAGTGCAGTGGGCAACACATTCAGCGTACTTCCAGGCACGATGAATCTCACGTTCAAGCGTTCGGGGGATTTCGCCGCCCTCGTTGACTTCGACTTGAACCTGACCGGGTACACCGTCTCGGCCAGCCTCGTCAGCCTCGTCTCGAGCGCCGTCGTGCAGGCGTTCACGGCCAGCATCCCCGACGCCGCAGCAGGGCAAGTCTCTGTGAGCCTCACAGACACGCAGACGGCCGCCCTGGCCGCGGGCACCTACGGCTGGCAGTTGGACTGGGTCGCCCCAGGAAGCGTTCAGAGAACGGCTCTGAGTGGGACTGTCGAGGTGGTGGCGTGACACAGATCACAGCGACCGTCTCGTCTTCGCCGATCACGGCGAGCGTCAGCGGCTCTGGAAGCATCTCCGCGAGCGTCGGCTTGTCGGCGATCTCGGCGACGGCCGGCGGCGGCATCGGCCCGCAGGGGCCGGCGGGCGTGTCAGATATCCCCGGGCCTGCGGGAGCTACTGGGCCAGCAGGAGCCACCGGCGCGACTGGTGCCAAAGGCGACACCGGCGCGACTGGCCCGCAAGGGCCAGCCGGAGCCACCGGA